CGTTATACATAAGCATATTGTATCTAAAGATTCTTTAAAACTGAGAAAGTATCTAATTGAAAATGAAAATGAGTTTCAAGGTGATTACCATAACTTAATGAAGCAGTACTTAAACTACGTATATACTTCTAGTTTAGATGGCAATAAAAAACGTCAATATATTGTGACTATTTCAGATCACATGTATAAAGACGTATTTGTATTAGATAAAGAAATTAATGCTTTTGCTTGCTGGGTTAATCTTGAAAAGATCTAACCGTTGATTGGCATATACTGTGAAGTATAATTTTCATTAACTGCTGGTGATTTAGTTGCTGGGGATGAAGGAATCTTAGTATTTTGTGTTGGATTTGACATTTCTGTTTTCTTAAGGCTATTACCTTGTTGTGTCATAGTTTGTTGCTGCTCTTCATTTTCTTCTGGTTCTTTAGGATCAATTTGCACTTTATTATCATACTCTGTATCAGGGTCTTTCGGTGTTCTGTTAATACCAGTATCAATAGGCTCTAGCATATCACTCGTAACTGTAACTTGACCTTGCTGGTCAGTCAAACCATTAGCTAATTCTTTTGCTACTGTAATATAGAAAAAATTACCCCTATTATCACTATTACCAGGAGCAGATGACGGGTATTCAGTAGATATATTCTTTACTTTATAATTACCATCTGAATTAAAATAATCGTCAATATATTTTTGTTGTTCTTTATTTTGGGATTTGTAGCCCTCTTTAGATTTATAATTACTAGCTAATTTTACCAAACCACCAGTCGTGAAACCACTATTCATCTGTTTCTGTATATTTTCTATTAAATTTAAGAATTTTTTTGCCATAATATATTTATATTTATGTTATCTAATAGTTTTTTCTATAGATTCCAGTACCGTTTATAAATATAATATATGGCCAGAAAGATTAATATATATGCAAATTTTGATACCACAGCGGTAACTGATCCGGAAAGAGAATATTATAACTTGCCAAGAAATGAATTACCGATATTTAACCAGACTACTGCTAGTACAAGTATTGAAATACTTGAAAATTCTCCAGTAGATAAGTTAGTATTTTCAACAACAGGTATTGACGGTTATGGTTATAACGATACAACCTTCAATTTTGATAATAATTATTTTAAGAACCAAATTATTTATTTTACTGTTAGAGTTAAAACTCGAAATAATTATCCAGCTAAATATTTAAATAATTTAAGTCTTGGTAATGGGTCTAATATTGATACTATATCAATAGATTTAAAAGATCAAAATAATAACTCTTTAGCTGCTACTATATCCAGTGATTTTGGTATATTATCATCAGATACCGTTGGAGGCTTCTTTAAAGGGGCTTTTCAATATGATGGTTCAGCAAATAATGTTAAATTAACAGCAAAAGCGACTGTAGGTCTAAGTGGTATACCTATAGATGGTGAAAGTAATACGTTTAATATTGTACCTGTTAGTGATAGTAAAGAATTTCGTAAGATAAATGAAAATAATAATCAAAAAGATAATTTTATAAATTATTTATATCAACCAAATTTAAGAGATAACCCAAAATTCTTTACCGATATTATAGGTCAAATAGTTGGAGATGCAAATAATCCTAACACTTTAGGGGTAAAGGTTTATGAAAAAATATCTAACTTTTTATTAAATTCAAGTGACATAGAATATGCAAATATTGATAATTTAATTAGTAATATGAAACTAATCGATAGTAATGTTAATAAATTTTCAGAAAGCTACCCAGCCAGTCTAAAACGTATTGTTGATTTTTTCAGTGTTAATCGCTCAAAGATAATACCTATAAAAAATAAATTTAGTCAAGATTTTAATGATAAAGGTCGAGCTGATAGCGGTTTAGGTAAAAATTTAGGTAAAGAAATAAAACTTTCTGATACTCTATCAGGTGGAGATAATTTCAAACCTATAGTAGCTTTTGAAAAATTTAGTCAAAGATATTATATGCTTAATACTGACCCAACTAGTGGTTTTGATTTTAGATATTTAGGAACTAATAAAACTTATCAAATATCATCTTATAATATAAATTGGGGTTGGGGATTAGTTTTACCTGATGGGATTGGTGATTTTACATATATGCTAGATATTAGTGGTAATAATTTAGTATTAGAAAATGGTTTTAGAATTCTAAATGAAGATAGAGGTTTAGATACTAATGATATATCAAAATATTATACTTTCTTTGAATATATTTCAACTTTTAATAATAGTAATATATTTGCATTTTATGATGATGCCAATGTAAATTCTACTAGCGATGTATCATCTTTAAGTGCTATTAATAATAGTATTGATGAAATTATATTAAAAGACATTTACTCGGGTACAAATTTAATTTAATTGAATTTTAATACTTTAGTTTTAAATAGATATACGAAAATTGATATATAATTTTCATTATAAATATTAATAGATGTCTTTATCTCCTACATATCAAAATTTAAGTGCTTTATCTCCTTTATATTTTAAAGATTCTGATGAAAAACTAGAATTTATTAATAAAGATAAATTTACATTACAAGGTTTAAACTTAGTAACATATAATATAAATCAAAGTGCTAATGATAGTTTTATAAAAAATTATTCTGTGAATAATTTGATAAAAGATAAAAATTCTAATGAAATTTTTAATTTAACTAATAAAATAGATACTCAGGATTTAAATACAAAATTAAATTTTAAAGCTACTCAAAGTACGTTAAGCGCCACGTTCTTTTTACAAGCTATAACGACTAATGATGATAAAGAATCACCAGCAAAGTTTAATATTGATGCTAAGAATCTTAATGGTACAAAATTTTTAGTAGATTTCGTAAATAAAGATTTTTGTACAGTATCATTTTTTGATGGTAAAATTCCTAAATTTTTATACGATGCCAGTCGAGATGCATTGGTTTTTAAATTTTTAAATACTGCAAATTTACCATTAACTTCATTTTATTATTTTAATTATTTTTACGATAGTCAAAATAAAAAATTAAGATTATATAAAAATGATAATGTAGTAACTACTGTAACTACTATATTAACTACAAATTCCCAAGCAATATCTACCGGTTCTGATGGTTATCAACTATTTATTAATACTGTATTATCAGCAGAAATAGATTCTATAGGTTTGTTACCAGCAAATACTGATAGATTGTTAAATGGTACGATAGGTGTAGGTAATGAAATAAAATTATTAAACAACGATAACATAGATCAATTTATATACTATGATTTTCAAGATAACTATAGACTATCAAACGATACAGTTAGTGGGGTTAAATATGATTTTTTAACTTATTATACCTATTCTAATGTAATAACAGGTGATAAAAATTATGCTAATTTAAAGTTTTTTAATCTAAAGAATCATATATCTAATGATAATATTGCTTACGGGGGACCATTAGAAAATAGAGATGATGATTTTGAATATAGAGGTAGGGAATATCAAAATTTTACTAATCAAAAAAGTAAAGAAACTGATTATGATAATATATCATTAAATTATACATTTTTTGATAAAGAGTATAAAATTGGTTCAAAAGACTATACAGCGTTTACATTACCAGGGGATTTATTTCCATTCCGCAAAATTAACATAAACGATACAGGTTTAGCAACAAATGGGTCATTTGCTGCGACTAGTCCATATTTTAGTGATAAAGTATTTAAACTTACAGATAAAAATAAAAATAAATTGCAAGATAGCTTTATAGAAGATCAAGAATTTTTAGTATTACAAGATGATGTAAGTTTAGTTGTTTTACAAAGTGGAGATTTGTTAGGTTTTCAAAGTATAAATGATACCCAGTCAAATGATATTTTTGGAGATTATTTATGTACATGGTTAAAAGGCGATGGTGTTACTAAAGGTATATGGTTTGATAGATATTATCTACCTAAAGATAATTCATACACCGTATCATTCTCAGGTAATTCAAATATTTTCGATACCACTACCCAAGCAGCTGAATATTTTAAAAATAATGAAACTGATTTAGTTTATTACGATTTGAAAAGTAATTTAACTTTTGAACCAAGTGCATCGTATGGCTATCAGCGAATTAACAAAAAGCAAATTAATGCTTATATCGACGGTCAAAAGGATAAGTTAATAAAGGATTCATTTAGTATCCAAACATCAGCAGTACAGATACAAAATGTTGATGAAGTAAATCTTAATGATACTAAAGGTTACGATAATATAGATATTAAGTCAATACCTAATAGAGATTTTAATATTGGTTTTGAACTCGAACTAGACTCCCTATCATCTTTAGATTCATTTCAGCTAGCTGGTAATTTATATGAAGACGGGTTTGCTTTGAAAAATAACTTTTTCTTCACACCATTTATATTTATACCTCAAGGTAATGTGCTTCATATATATGATAATAATTTAAAGTTATTAAGATCAAATACATATACAGATACAGAAAATATATTAGACGTACTTTATATAGAACAAAATAATAATATAGTTTTAGTTTGTGATAATAAATTAATAAAAACTAATTATTTTGGTGAAATATTAAATGAAAGATACCCAGCTGACGGAGGTGCTAATAGTGATTTAATATTAGAAATAATTAAATCATATGTAAGTAAAACTTACCATGGTTACAATAATGTATTTTTTATAACTAATCAATATTTAACTAATAACAAAATTATTAATTTAGATTTAAACAATCTTATACCAGTTGAGAATACGGTTTTACAGCAACAATATCTATCTGACCCGTTATCAGCTTTTTCACAAAGTATTGTACCAACAATTACTGGTAGTTATAGATTTCTTGTCGGTATTGAACCGAATAAATTAAACAATGATGTTGCATGTTCATTACAAAATGTTGATAGATTTATATCTAAGCAATTTATACCAGGGGATGCTTTTTTAACAACATCATTATCATCCGAACTAAGTAGTGGTATAATACAAGGTCAGTCTTATGATGAAAATTATTATACCGTTATTCAGACAGCAACCGGTGAACCAACTTTTAATAGTACATTTTTAACTTTTTTCGACTTTATACAAGATGGAAGAGCTAGAATTGTTTTCGATAATTTAGAAGTAGTCCAAAATGAAGACCCAATTTTAGATAGTATTAACGCAAAAATTTACGATATTAACTCAGTTAATGAAAGATTATTTGTACAATATGTAAACTTAACAGCTGGTAAAGGGTTTGTACAAGAATTTACACCAGAAAGATTTAAACTATCAGCATATGAACTCAGTGAAACGGTAAATACTGGTTATAAGATAGATTTTCTTGAGGAAAATAAAGAATTAAAGATAATGTCATTTGCAAGAGACTTATCATCAAATATAGTTGTAGATAAGATAAACGCGACTACTGGTAACCTTGAAGAAACGTATAACTTATCATTAACTGGGATTGATACTGATAGACAAACAGCATATGCTACTAATGAAGAAATACCTGTATCGACATTCGGGACTAATTCATTAACTGCTCTTTACCCGAAAGGTTTATACAAATACAGAAGAATAGAAGGTAATGCATATGAAGATATTATCGCATTCAATTCTGGACTATCTACTAAATTTGATACGTTATTGAGTAATAAATTACATTTCACACCTATTAATTACCATGCAATAGATCAAAAGTATAACTCTTATAGAGATCAAATAGTGTTTAAATTTAACTTAAACTCTTTAATTGATATTGAAACTTTAACCGAATTATGGAATAATGCAGGACCGCCTCTATCAGCCACCGGTCATTCAGCATTTACTTGGAATACCCCAGCCTCATCATTAAGTGGGTGGGATGGAGAATTTTTACCGGTCAATTCAGAAAATGTAACTAATGTTGAAATAATATTTGTTGTACCTAATATTTCTATTAAAAATTATTTTAATTTAGATTTAGATTTAAATTCAGGTAAAATAAAACTATACAATAATGGTTTATTTTTCGGTGAAATATTTTTTAACCCTAATTTGATACCAATTGAAAGAATTATCTACCCAGAATTATTTTTAAATACTCAAAATATTCGCAATATACCTATTGACGAAATAATAAAAGACATTTCATATAATAGTTCAGGCGGTACCTTAAAAAACTTTAAAGTTCATAATACATCATTTGATCAAAGTTTAATAAACTATTTAGAATTACAGACTAAACAAATAGATCCTTTATATTTTAGAGTACCATGTGGTACGAGAAATAGTAATGAAGAAATCGATACGCTATTTACATATAATATACCGGGTAATATTAGTAATTATATAAAAGTGAACATTAAAGATATTGATATAAATAATGATATTAAACAGAAATTAATTGATTATTTACAAAGTTCTGTAAAAGTTGTCACCCCATCTCAACAAAAATTAATTTATAACATCGATTAAAATATGTCAGCAAATAATATAACAACGGATTTTTATGTTGGTCAAGATCTAGAAAACACTTCTAGTGATGAATATAAATCAATAATAACCTCAAAAAAAGTAGCATTTTCGGATGGAAATGAATTTACTTTTGATGGGGTAAATTACACTGGGTATTATAATTATGATGGTACTAATTTTTACAAAACTAAAACATTAAAAGATGATAAACTAACAGTTGTAGAAAATATCAATACTGATATATTAAATTCTAATAAATTCTTTGATCGAACTATCTTCACTAAATTAAACCCTTCATATGTTTTAGATGATATTTTATTCAAACCAAATGAAATAATAAATAAAAATTCGATAAATTTCAAACTTAATTTATTATATGATAATTTTATAGATTTATATAGATTTTCAAATATAAATAATCCTTTAATACCAACTGATTTTAATGCTTATGCAGTATTATCAACTACATCAACAAATACTGAGTGGCAGTGGGTATCTTCAGATGTTAGATTTATTTCTGGAGGTCTAGACCCAAGCTTAGTTTCTTTTTCAGCTTATAATGAACAATTTTTTGCTGTAGATAAAATGAATACTATTGCATTAAAAAGTACTAAAGTACCTGATGAATATACATTATTCGTAACTACAAGTTCATACTTATTTGCGTATCAATTAGACAGAGATGATACGATGTTTGACTTTGTATTAAGTGCAGATTCAATTGGTATAGACGGTAAACTAAGATTCGAAAATATTACTAGTATTGCAGCTGATAAAGAAAATAATATTCTTTATTTGAATGATAGAGGTAAGCAACAAATATATAAAGCTGATACAAAAACTATTATTAATAAAGATCGTACAGGTGTTAGACAAATTCAACTATTAGAAACTATAGGTGGTAAAGGTAGCGATAATACTAACTTTAATGATAACACTTATATTGAATATGGTAACGGCAATATATTTGTATATGATGATATTGATAAAAGTATAAAAAAGTTTAGTGATAAATTCGTTTTTAAACTTAGATATGCTAATAAAAATTTATTTGAAGAAAATAAATTTGTTAGTATGACATATAATACCACATTTGATTTATTATACGTTTTAACTGAAACTTATAGAGTGGTTGTATTAAATGCTAATAATTTTGAAGAAATTGATAGGTATGTCTTAACTAGTAACCCTTTTGAATTTGCTATACCTCTTATAGGTAAATTTGAATTACCAAGTAAAATAGTTTTTTCTAAAAATGATAGTAATATTTACTACCTACAAACTACAAAAAATGTGTATAAATATTTTTTAAATACTCAAACTAAAAATATAGAAAGATTTACTATTGATATAAATTTTGATTCTGTATCTTTGTGGAATACAGTATTTGCTAGATTTTCTGCTTATGAAGTAGAATGGGATGATCTACCTGATTTTGATAAATTTGCAATAGCATCAAACGGGTTACAAATAATTGATAGTGATGTAGTAGATACAGATAAATTATTATTATGGTCTAATAAAAGGGTATTTAGTTTTAATGAAGATAATAATTATGTTTCTTTATTAAACACTAGTAGACCTAATTTTTATAAGAAAAGTGAAATATTTATAAAAGATGAATATTTTAATAATATAACGTTTAATTCTACTATATTCAGGCATTTATTTAACTTAAATTTATTAAGTTCAAATTTAAATAAACAACTACTTGCAGTTTTTGATACAATAGAAACTGACGGTTATCTAAGATTTAAAGACTTCCTAGAGCTATCGCATGAAGATAAAGAAATATTAGATTTAAATAATCAAAAGCAATACTTTGCTGGAGTTAATGAAACCCTAAATGGTAATACATTGAATAGAATAATGACAAATCTTTTTGAATATCAAAATAATATTATACAGTCTGTTGAAACTAAAATAATTGGTGAAAGAATACCCATTTTAAAGACAGTACTATTAGATAAATAATTATATGTCAACCAATATAACAGGTTTAGCAGGTGAAATAATAGCTTTCACATACCCCTCACTTATTAAAGTATCCGACAACGGTAATATGCCAACCACAGATGGTGGTAATAGAAATGCAAATGCGGTTTTTACCCATCCTAATAGATCTGAATTACCTACAGCTTTATCAAGATTATCAGACGGCAGTGGTGTTGTAAGCTCATTAGCAATAGGGCCACAGAATGGAGGAGCTAAAATATTTGGCCCTCTGATAGTACAAGGTGATTCAGGTACCGTTACATCAAAAACACTTGAAATTAAAAATGGAGGTCTTTGTCTTTTATGTCAAATTTGTGCAGCAGGTACAGGTACCCATACTATTAACGGTACCACACAACTAGGTACATTAAAAGTTACTGACGGTTCAACTTTATGCGGAGCTATTTTAGGCTGTAATAATTTAGTAATATGCGGTACTTCTACTTTACATGGTTGTACGACGCTAAACGGTGGTCTTAACGTTGCAAGTGGTAATCTTTTAGTCACCGGTACTATTGACGCTACTGGTGATATTACAGCATTTAAAACATCAGATAAAAGACTTAAAAATAATATCATTAAAATTCATAATTCAAATGATGTAATTAATAGTTTAAACGGCTATAAATATGAATGGGATAAAAAAGCTACACAAACCGGAGAAGATGTTGGTGTAATAGCTCAAGAAGTTAAAGAATTTATACCTTCTGCAGTTAGAGAAAATGAAAAAGGTTATCTATCAGTAGATTACGTAAAACTTATACCATACTTAATTGAAGAGGTAAAAAGTTTAAACAATAGAATTAAAATATTAGAGGAGAAATAATGGCAACTTTATTAGGGAAAAATATAAATGAAACTTATACAGGTTTACTAAAAACCTTCAATAGTAATACATTGGCTTCATCTAATCAAATTTCAGATGGTTTAGGTGAGTTAACAGCTTTAACATTAGGCAGCGCTGGTAATGGTTCTTCTTTTGATAATTCATTAGTAGTTGGTACTACTTTACTTGCTTGCAATGCTCTTACCACTAATAGCAATCTATGTGTAAAAGGTTCAGGCAAGTTTGATAATAATATAATTGTTACTGGTAACACCCTTGTAAGTGGTAGTTTAACAGCTGCAGACTTTTTATTTGCTGGTTCGGGATCGTTTAATGGTGGTATTACATTTAATAATGCGGTAAGTATTTGTGGGGTATCGAATACAAAAGATACAAACCTAACTGGTTGTATGGATATTACAAGTGATTTAACTGTAGGTGGGACTATTAGTGCTGCTGGTGATATTATTGCTTTTAATACATCTGATAGTAGATTAAAAGAAAATTTAATTCCAATTGATTCTGAAAATTTTGTTAGTAATTTAACCGGTTATGAGTTTGATTGGAATGAAAGATCTAAAAGATCTGGTAAAGGTAAAGGAATCATAGCTCAAGACTTATACAATATTGATAAGAGTTTAGTTAGAGAAAACAGCGACGGTTATCTTACAGTAGACTATACAAGTCTAATACCTGTACTAATTGAAGAAGTTAAAAGATTAGGTAAAGAAATAGATTACTTAAAAAGCTTACAAGATAATTAAACGTACGTAGGCTCGAAATAACGAAAACTACCAAAACCAGAAGTACCTACTAAAGTATTATCATCTGCTGATAGCGTGGTTAATAGAAGCTCACCTGAAGAAAATTTACCATAAATAAAGGTACTATTAGTTTTTATACTTTCAATAACTTCAAATTTTTCATCTGGTGATGTAAAGAAGAAACTTTTATTTTGATATTGAAAATTAGTATTATCTAAATAATTTTCTTCCAATTGTAAAGGTGAATTGTTTCCATCCACACTTAGGTTTATTTTATAATCATTAGCTGATAATGTTCTCGATGTTACAATATTATTAAATCTAGTAATATAAAAAATAGCAGTACTTTCACTTTCATTTTGAGATTCTACGTCCTGTGATATAAAAATTTTATCAGGTACAGGGTCTTTAACATTAATAACAAAACTACTTTTAGATCTAAAGAAATCTCCACTACTAGTTGCGACTACTAACGTAACTTGAAAATTACCTGATGTTTTATATGTATGAAATGCTGAAAGATTATTTTCAATAATGGTACCATCTCCAAAATCTACAAAAAAATCAGTATCTGAAATAATAGGATCAGCAGATATAAAATCAGGAACTGCATATACACCACCTAGATTACCTGAATAAATAGTACTACTTAAATCAGTACTATTAGAAGAACCTCCTAATACCTTTTCGAAATTTTTGTTATATATATCTAGCGGTATAATTATACCTGATAATGAATTATAATCTTTGTTAAAACTGTAATTCATTTTATGCGTTCTCTACAATAATATTAGATAAAATAGATTTGTTTGATAAGTAAGGAAATTTAAAAAATGGTAATTTTATATCACTACCAACTATCTGTATATCGTTATCTGGGTATATGGGATTATAAACAACAAGACTAATACCTTCAACTTCATTAACTTGAATATTATTTACAACTCTTCTAGTACGAATATCTTCAATACCACCAATATTAAAAATTTGATTGCTTAATTCCTTTAAACTTACTAAATCGCCTAAATTTAAATTATCAAAATAATTAACTAATATATTATTAATTCTTTCTTTTATTGCTTCTGTACTTGAATTACTTAATACATTTCTTTTTATAATTAAAAAAGACTCATTGGATATATCTTTAGTTATATTTTCATTTTCACCAGATCTAACCCCTAACCCGAAAGAAGTATATACTGGATCAACAGGTACTATATTTACATTAGCTTGTTGCTGTTCTTTAAATGAATTTATAATTGATGATTTTTGAGAAGTTGAAACAAAACTGAGATTATCGTTCTCATCAACATTATTAAATTTAGATACTAAAAATAAATAAACATTATTAATTTGATTTATAGAATTAAAATTAACTTGATTGAATAAGACTCTACTATCGTCATTAGGTTTATTTAAACCGATATTTAAAAAATAATTTAAATATTGATCTACATAATCATCATTATTAACTACGTTAAAAGATTTTAAAACTTGCGAAAAATTAGTAGAAAGAAAATCATTATAATCATTTAAGGTTATTATTCTGTTTTGTAATTGGAAATTTTTAGCAGCATTATTTCTAATTGTTTCAGTATCTTCTTTCTCTACTGGTTCTGTCGATTGAAGACTATTTGAAAAATTTAAATATTGAATTTGTTGGGTAGTTAAAAAATTAAATGTATTATTATAAATATCTTGACTTATTTGATTAAATCTTGGAGTATTATATAAATTTAATTTATTGCCATCCAATACACCAGGTGATATTACACCAGCTTCACCTGAACTTTGTATATAATATATAAAAATACTATCCCCTGCATTAACTTTTTTACCAAATATCCCGTTACCAAATTTGAATTCATATAGGCCATTTTCATTTAATCTTTTTTCATAAACAGTTGAGTCAGAATTTTCTAAAAATAAACTAGATGTTTCAGTAAATTCTATAATTTTTTTAGTATCGACGTCTTGCACATATAGTCCTATAGAATTACTATCTACATTTATTTTTAAATTATCATCATTACTTTGTACTGCTAAAGTTACAGTTTCGAAATCTTCCCCCAAAGCAGTTATTTCTGGGTATTCAAAATATTGCCCTTCTCTTAAAATATTTTCACTTGAAAAATTTTGTAAATTTTGATCTCCTGGAACTGTTTTGTTAAAAGTACTATCATTAATAAATGAATAATATAATCCCCCTGCAACAAAATAGCTATACCGTTTAATTGTATATGCATCTTCTGGTAATAAACTTGAAGCGTTTAAATTAAAAGAAAGTAATGAAGTTTGATAGCCTTTTGGTTTATAATCAATCAATTTAACAATTCTATTCATATTTTCATATATACTAGTATCGGTAAACATTGACTCTGCAGATGTTTGATTTAGATAAAATAGAAGTAAATGATAACTATATGCTATAACGTCAATTATTGAAGACATATTACTACCTTCGAAAGTCTGGTCAGTATATATACCCCCCTCATTCAATCTTGTTTGAATAAGTTCTTTTAGTGATTTTGCATCAAAAGCAGTATAACTATCTCTTGATAAACTAAAATCAGTTAAATTTTCCTTCGCCATAAATATATTTAATTAGTAACTATAAAAACCAGATTTGTTTAATCTACCTTTTAAATTTAGAGGGTTGTTATTAAATTCAGGTATATTAATTACAAGATTTAATTCATATTCCCCTTTTTCAATATCTGCTATAACCTCAATTTCAGTTATTTGTATTCTTGGTTCAAAACCAACAAAAGTATTATTTATAGTTTCTCCAATAACTGTAGCTCTAGCTTTTGATACTGGTAAGAATAATAGATCACCGAAATTCATACCAAACTCTGGATTGAGTATTTTTTGTCCAGGAAATGTAGTTATTAAATTAATTAAAGAATTTTTTATAGCTTCAAAATTAACCGAAGTATTCAAATCTTTTAAATTTTCTGAGCTAGTTAATTGATCACCTTTTACTATACCTACGTTTACATTCAGGCTAAGGTCCCTGTAAATTATATCATCTGTCTGATTTATTACAGGTTCTAAAATATTTAGTTTTATAGGCATATAGATATTTAGTAAAAGTTATTATGTACTGATAAAGTTATATAAAGTATTATTTCTATCAATTAAATTGAATACAAAATTACCATTATTAGTTTTTTGACCATTAATAGCTTTCAATTGTAATGTTGATAGGTCTGAAATTAATTTAATAGGTTCTAAATTTATAGTAGTTATACCTCCATTTTCATAGTATAATTTTATTGAACCAGTTGAAGATATTGTATCAGCAAATGAAGTATAAGTATGGTTAAAATTATCTAATTTAAGCGTATTATCAGATGATTGAAATTTAGAATATACTGTATCAGTATTAGAATCACCGTAATCTATTTCTGCTTTGTATAAACTCATACTAGCTGATAATTGAGTAACATTTTGTAAATCAAAATTAATGTCAGTAGTGCCTGAATATGCAAAAGTGACTGTTCTAGAAAAATCATCTTCAGGGAATGATAAAGATGGTAAAGTTAAATCTCCTGACCCTGATAAAAAGTTAAATGTATCAGTTAATTGAGCCGCATTTATAACTGCATTTCGTGTATTAGTAATACTAGTGTTATTAAAATTAGTAAAGAGGTCATTAACTATAATTGAAATTTTATTATTAATTATTCTATAATTAAAATAATGTATAACTATTGAATTATTAGTATTAGAATATGTTGATGTTAATATATAAGAATCGTCATAACTATTATATTTTAAATCACTGTTAACTAATTTATCAATTGTTACACTACCATCCGGTGAATTAAAATTAAATGTATTTAAAAAGTAAGTAGATGTTTCTGTATTTCTAGTACTAATCTCATCTATAATTTTCTTTTGTGTATCAAACTTATATAATTCATAACGAAAAGTATTTGAATTACTTGAGCCTGATAAACTTATATTGAATTTATATATAGAATTGTTATTATAACAATCTTTTGTAATATATGCAAAACTAGGCTGGGTTAGATCTTTTTCAATTATTAAAGGAGAATTTACCTGTTCGATGAAATTTCCATCATATTTAAAAGCATCAACTATTGAAAATGAACTTAAATCTAAACTATATGTATCCTCATACACATTAATATCTAAAACATCAGAGCTAGTAATTTGATGATATAAAGTGCTGTTATGTGTAAATTTATTATATATGGTATTAAAGTTTGAACTAGATAACGGCTTTAATTTTTTTGTTATTACATCTTTAATATAAATTGATTTTAAACTATTAATTTTATCACTAAAACCAGACAGCTGTTCAACAACACCATATCGATTTTCAGAAATATCAATTGTATTACCTGATTCAAATTCTGCATTTTGAATAATATCTATATCAGATGTATTTCTTATTACACCTCTATTTGGTATTATTTGTATATATTCATTACCGTAAATATCTGTTTCAATTTTATCTACTGAACCATAATTAATTAAATCGGTAACTGAATCTGGAAATACACCGCTATTGTTAATATTAATACGTTTATTTTCTACTGATTGATATGAATGAAAATAATGATTTCTTTCATTAGCCTTAACCGTATTACGTGAAGAAGAAGAGGAAATATTCTTATAACTATTATTATCAAAATAAAAGTTAAAAGGGTTTTCTCTTTTCGTATTACTTAAGTTTATAACATCACCATATTGGTCAGGGTCTGGAAAAACGTATACGTAATTATCTATCAATTTTGATTTTATTTTTCTTATATATTCCCCATCTACCTTTAAAATAGAAAATTTAGTAGGGTTAAAAAACAAACCAATATTTCTTTCATAATCACTTGGTTCTTTTTCCTTAGCCATTACTGAAGGAAAGTTAATATTAAATAAATTTTTAGCTTTATTTTTTGCTTCAAATAATTTACCTGATACAAATTCACTACCGGTATTGCTCAAATAATAATAATCAGTACCTACTAAATGTTCTGATAATTCAGCTTCAAAAAGAACTCTATATGTATCAGTGTTATTAGTAATTTTATAATCAATGAAATCATCTCTACGTAATAAATTTGTATTAACTTCATTAAACTCAACTACTAATTTGTAAGGATTTAATTCAGTAAGTGTAATTTTATTTTTATTAAGAACTTCCACTAAAGCTTGATCAATATCTAAAAATGAATTTTCATTTATATCATTAGTTATATATGTTTCATTAGCTTCTATAGATAGCGGATTAACATCAAAATAATCATTAAATGTATCATAACCTAATTCTACATCAATTCTTAAAGATGATAATGAAATAACATCACCAGTATAATCGGGACTAGTAAAGAAATTAGCAATATTATTTTTAATTTGATCTTTAACACTTAAGTTACTACCTTTTCCTTGTTTTTCTCTTAACTCTCTTTGAAATGTATTTCTTTTTTCCCGATAATAATTTAAAATTTCTACTATTTTTTTTCTATAAAATGGTATTATTTTAGTTAAAGAATCTTGATCGAAAAAATCAATAGTATTAAAGAATCTTCTTTGTTCTTGAGTAGAATATTTTAAAGTTAAATCATTAAAGAAATTTAGATAAATTGATCTTATATTAACTGCATTGTTTTTATTATTATCAAAATCAGTTTCTTTCCATTTTTCTAAGTATTTTTTATATTGATTAAAGTTTTCTAAATCGTTTGTATCGATAACTTTTACATAATTTAAATACTCAATAAAATTGAATGGACTACCTACATCAAATTTATCATCAGATAAAGTATTAGTTATACTATTATTAACAATATACTCTGTGAATTTTATCATACTATAATATTTAATACAGGTTAATAACTATAAAAAAAGCTATTATTATCTTGCTGGTCCTATAGGTTGATCTGCTGATGTATTACCTGTATACGTATTTCCAGTGCCGGTCCCTACAGCGTCGCCGCTAGACAATGATTCAGCATATGTATCATCAACAGTAATACCACTTTTTATTGTATTGAATTGAGGGGTAGCAGTAACTCTTTGATCACTATTAATACCACTGTTTTTAGCTGAGTTCCTTACACTTTCATTACCATCAGTTAAAGTTAAAGGTAGATTATTAAATGTATGGGTGTGTGGGTAAGTTGCAATTGTATCAGGAACAGGTATACCTGTTTGGGTACCACCATAAACAGGTACAGTAGCCGAACCAGCTGAACCTGTCCAAAAATAAGGTACATATCCAATAATAGCCCCTTGTACAGTTTGTCCTAATACTTGGGTAGTATTAGTTACTTGCGTTTCTGCTGGTGCAGTTACATGTTGTAAATAAGTTTCACCTTCCACTGATAAACCACCACCAATTATTACGTTTTTATTTACCCCAAGACTACTATCTACCAAAACCTGTCTTTGTCTTTTATTGCGTAATTTTAAAATTTCTGCACTTATATTAATAACTTTAGCATCTAAATTAATTTCATTTTCCGAACCAACATTAACTTGCTGACCTGCAATATTAGTAATGCTGCCTGAGATATTAGTAGGCCCATAAGATTTTAAATTGATACCACCGGCCCCGACCATTACATTATATCTATTATTAACATTTAAATTATATGTACCTCCTGGTAAATCTTGAACATCAACGTACTCTAATAAAGGACCAGAATCACTATTCGTATATGTACTTTTGCTACCAACCAATACTTCATTGTTTATTAGTTTACCGATTGGGTCAAATCTAATACTACCATAATCGTTCATAACAGTTCCAATATTTTCTAATTTATTTTTACTGATTTCAATAATTTCACTACCTCCAAGACCAAAATTTCTTTCTTTAATCATTAAATCGGCTTGAACTTTTAATATTTCCTCACTTAAATTTTTATCTTCTGGGCTCCAATTACCGTCTTGTGTTGATGGACTTTTACCAATTCCATTTACAAACGTACTTCCTGATTCACCTGGCCAGGCTTCATCGGTTGTACCTATATTAGAACCAGGAGGTGGTGTTGGTTCTGGACCTCCTGAAGCAACTGGTAATGATAATATCTTTAGATTATTGTCATAAAAAGGTATTAACCCTCCGTTAAAAGCTCCTGATATATTTAATTCAGGAAAACCTGAACTGGTAAATGTATTTATATTGTTTAAACCAAAGTACTCTTTAGAGGCTGTTACTGGGAAAGGAGCAAATGAACCTGATCTTTTCTGGTCTATACTATTAAGTTTTAAAATAATATCACCATTAGATTTTATATTATTATTTTCAGCTCTCTTAACATCAAATAATTGTTTTTTATCTTGTATTACTCCAAAAGCTTGCTTCCATTGTTCAAAAAATGCATCATTTAAATTTCCAATTTTTTTATACTTATCACGTAAAATTACTTCATCATAATTCTTACCAGTAAATTCATTTTTAAAACCTTTAACTGTATTAAACTCATCATTAATAACTAATTTTTGATTATTTTTAGTTGCTAGTTCCGAATTTGTATTGTTATTAATCTCTTTAAAGGAACCTGAGTAATGAGTTAATTTTATTTTTTCGTTATGATCGGTATTGTTTATTTCAAAAGTACCACCTTTTTGATTTAAAACATATTTGTTCCTATAAGTTTTTACATTATAATCTTCTTCAGTAGAACTACTATCATAATTTTCATATTTTCCTGGGTAATCTACCTCACTATCATATATACCCTGCCAATCTTCCTTACCAAATGATGTACCTATTAAGACAGGAAACTGAGTATTACCATCTCTAAAAAATACATAAACGTGAGCCCCGACACTAGGAATACCAAATGAGCCTTTTGCTTTATTAGAGTAAGTATTAGGTTTATAATTAAAAGAGTATGGATTTATGTTATTAACATTATTACTATTATCATTAAAAGCGTCACTCAATCTAAACATACTTTGATCGTATATTTCTCCAGTTGATGCTGAACCATCTGCACTTAAATTAGCAAAAGAATTTGTATCAGATACAGTTGCCTTATTAGTATAATTATTATATCGCTTAGATGTATTTTCACTTGTTAATGGGCAGCTAACTTCTGCCCATGGTAATATGGTCTTTAATTTAGCCATTATAGGTTGTAGTTGACCATCAATTGACTTAAAGTATTTATCAGTATTATCTTGTACCCAATTTTCATATACAGTAGGAGATAAGTGAGGTACAAATACTTTAACCCTACCTCTTTTTTTAGGGTCATTATTTTGAACTACTATACCCAAATATATACTATTAAATTCTTTTTCCATATTATCTTTATATTTAAATTAAATATCGCACATTACAATGTTATAGTTTTATTTTATACTGGTCTTATTACCCCTTGTAATCGATCTTCTATACCAATTATTTCTTTGGTATCTGGGTCTATTATATCTACAAATCTTTGAGATGGTACAGGGTCAATATTATCAGCAACTTTAAATTCATCATTAAATGTTTCTAAATAATTTAACGTTTCTTCTTCTTTGTTAAATCTATTAACTATATCGACATTTCTTGCAATTGGTGGCACAACTTTAGTTACATTGGTAAGCTTAAACTGCTGATCAGCTATTGCATCTTTTGAAATTGAAGCTTCATCTATAATTTTTACATCAAAAAAAGAAAAATTTGGATTAGTTGTACTTATAAAACTATCGACACTATTATTAGAGATATCAGTAATTTGGGTATCAAATATAGAAGTTTCAGAAATACTATTAAATGATAAATTAAAAATTTTATCTTTTTGTTGCTGTACTAAATTATTAACAAATGATAATTGTTTATCAGGATTAAATGTAAAATCTCTTATTTGAGTATTTGATAAATTTTTAATATTATTAATTGCACTGATTGAACTTTTACCTGCAATTATACCGGCTTCAACTTCACTACTAATATCATCCAATTGGCTATCCAAAGCAGCATTTAATTTATCTCCTAATGAGATATCATCCAAACTTAGCTTACTATATTTACTAATTATAGTTTTTGAAAATTTATTTAAATTTACTCCTATGTTTTGATCAATTACCCCGTATAAAGAATTTAAATTTAAACTAGATAAAGATGGAAAAGGTAAACCTTTTAAACCATTAGCAAAATTTATTCCTCCAGTTAATTTTGATAGATTTAAATTTAAACTCGACCCTACTAAACCTTGTAAATTGCTAAATAAATTACCAGTAGCTTGACTTATTAAGCTGGTTTTAACCATACTACTAAGATTTTGAATTTTAGATGTTGCTATAGCTTTTAAATTATTAGTAAGATTACCAATAATACTATTAAAATTTACATTAAGTCCAAACGCCATATATATATTTACTTGATATATCATTTTCTGTCTATATAATTATAGTATGTTAGTATCTCATGAAAGTCCGATTAGTATTTTAGATAAATCTCTATCATATAACGATTATGATTATGCGTTAGTGCATTTATTTGAAACCCACCCTCAGTATTATAACTATTTTAAAAATAGTGTAAAAATAGGTAGAGAAGTTCTTTTAGATAATAGTATTTTTGAACTTGGAGAATCATTTGAACCGGGTAAATTTGCTAAGTATGTAAAGCAACTTAAACCATCTTATTATATTGTACCAGATGTATTAGAAGATGGATATGCTACTATTAAAAGCTTTCATGAATTTACTACAAAATATACAAAGTTACCTGGATTAAAAATAGGGGCAGTTCAAGGTAAAACTTATGATGAAATAGTAGATTGTTATAATTATATGTCAGAAAATGCTGATTATATTGCAATTAGTTTTGATTTTAGTTATTATATTGTAACTGGTAAAGGTAAATCTAAATTAGAAAGATGGTGTGATGGTAGAAGAAGATTAATAGAACAATTGAAGAAAGATGGTATTTGGAATAATCAGAAACCTCACCATCTATTAGGTTGTTCATTTGCTAAAGAATTTAAAAACTATGTAGGTGATAAAACTATTAGATCAGTTGATACGTCTAATCCAGTAGTAGCTGGTATTAAGGAACTTAGATATACTGGTAATCTAGGATTAAATGAGAAACCTTCAATTATGTTGGCTGATTTAATTGATCATGAGGTTACAGATACGCAAATGGAAGATATAGAATATAACGTTAATTGTTTTAAAGATATAATTGGTCATGGTTATTAGTTTTACAGGAGCTCAAAGTACTGGTAAATCTACTTTACTTAGTAAGATGCAATTAGAAGAAAGATTTAGAAAGTTTAATTTTGTCCCGGAAATAACTAGAGGTTTAAAAAAGAAATATAATTTAAATATAAATGAAGGTGGAGATGAACTGACTCAATTGATAACAGTTAATAGTCATTTATATAATTATCTAGATCATAAAGGTAGGGATGTTATATTGGATAGATGTATTTTGGATGGTTTAGTATATACTACATATCAATATCATATGAAGAAAGTATCTAAAGAGGTATATAATTATAGTGAGTATCTCTTTAAGAAATTGATTGGTGAATTAGATATTATACTATATACAGAACCTGATATCCCCTTAGTAGATGACGGTGAGCGTAGCATAGATAAAGAGTTTCGTGATATAGTAGTTAACTTATTTGAAGAAGCAATTGATCATTATAAGATAAATGTAATTAGGTTAAGTGGATCAGTTGATAATCGTATGAAAACAATTTATAATATAGTAGATAATTATGGCAAATAAAGAATTAGATAATAGTAGAATTAGCAAGCATCTAGGTCAAACGTCTCAATATAAGAGTGCGTATGATTCTGGGTTGCTTGTAAGAGAACCTCGTAGTAATAATCGAGTATATTTAAATATATTTGATGATGATTTACCTTTCGTAGGATCTGATACATGGAATGCTTATGAATGTTCATTCCTTTTAGATAATGGACGACCTGTAACTGGAGTTGTAAAGTGTGTATACCCCTGTAGTAGTAAGTATATTGTTGAGAGTAAAAGTATTAAGTTATACTTTAATTCCTTTAATATGACTAAAATGGCTGCTGATAAAGATAAAGCTGTTGCTGCATTTGAAAATACTGCAAGTAAAGATTTAAGTAGATTACTACAGACTGATGTTGAGGTTAAATTCCAAGATGGTGATCGCGTTAATAAGAAATTCGATAGTCCTAATATGGAATGGGAGATCGATGATTTCCATAATGTAGATCTACTAGTAGATGATAAAGATTTTATATATACTCAATATACTGAGGACCCTAGCCTATTAGAAGGTGTTATTCGTGAAAGAGATTTAGAGCAAAAGTTTTATTCAGGTCTATTAAAAAGTAATTGCCGTGTTACTTCGCAGCCTGATTGGGGTGATGTATTCATTTATATTAAATCTAAGACTGCTATAGATGCTCATAGTATTAAGAATTATGTTGTATCATATAGAGATGAGTGTCATTTTCATGAAGAGATATGTGAATGCTTTTATAAAAGATTAAAAGATGCTTTCGA